CTGGAGGCAGTGAAGTCTTCTACTCCTGCTGCATGTCGTACAGCAATTAGGGAATGTATGAAGGTGATTATGAATGAGTCTGAGGAGCAGGCACAGAAGTTTATTGCAGATTTTCGTGAAGAGTTTTCATCGTTGCCGATCGAAGATATTTCATTCCCCCGAGGGTGCAATGGAATAAATAAGTGGTCACACCCCGTGACAATTTATGGTAAAGGCACACCCATTCATGTCAGAGGAGCATTGCTCTACAACTTCCATAATAAGAAAAACAAACTGACTCACAAGTATCCTTTGATTCAAGATGGTGAGAAGATCAAGTTTGTGTATCTGAAGACCCCAAATAAGATTGGTGAGAATGTGATCAGTTATCTGAACACATTCCCGAAGGAGTTTGGACTTGACAAACAGGTAGACTATGATCTACAATTCTCAAAGAGTTTCCTTGAACCGATCAAAGTTATTATGGATACTATTGGGTGGCAACCTGAAAAAGTCGCATCACTGGAGTTCCTATTCGGATGAAGAAAACGAGATTTATTGTAACTTATCAAAATGCATTTGGATTCTCAGCACGAGAAGAAAAAGTATTTGATGATCACAAAGAAGCACAATGGTTTGAACGTGCCATGAAACGTTCTAACTTTATCACGTCATTATTGGAGGTCAAAGAGTGAATTTTTTGCAGGAAGTAGCAAAGGAGATTGGTAATGAATATGCTGGACTTGTATCAGATGGTGTTGCAGCAGGAGACACTGCTGGTTTCATTGACACTGGTAGTTATGTTTTCAATGCTTTGGTTAGTGGTTCAATCTACGGAGGTGTCCCTGGAAACAAGATCACGGCTATCGCTGGTGAGTCTTCTACTGGCAAGACTTTCTTTTGCCTTGGGATTGTCCAGCATTTTCTTGAATCAAATCCCGATGCTGGGGTAATTTATTTTGAGTCTGAGTCTGCTATCTCAAAGCAGATGATTGTCGATCGTGGTATTGCTGCTGATCGTATGATGATTGTGCCTGTATCTACAATTGAAGAGTTCCGAACTCAGTCTTGTCGTATTCTTGACAAGTATATGGAACAGAAAGAAGAAGATCGTAAACCTATGATGTTCGTCTTGGATTCTTTGGGTATGCTTTCTACCACCAAGGAAGTTGAAGATGTTGCCAATGATAAACAGGTCCGTGATATGACCAAGAGTCAGTTGATCAAGGGTGCCTTCCGTGTGCTAACGCTCAAATTAGGTAAAGCAAATGTTCCAATGTTGGTTACAAATCATACATATGATGTAATCGGAAGTTATATTCCAACTAAAGAAATGGGAGGAGGAAGTGGACTCAAGTACGCTTCATCAACAATTATATATCTATCAAAGAAGAAGGAGAAGGACGGTACAGAGGTTGTTGGCAATATTATCAAATGCAAAGCAGCAAAATCCCGACTAACAAAGGAGAACTCGCAAGTTGAAACCCGACTTTATTACGATCGTGGACTTGACAGGTATTACGGACTACTGGAACTGGGTGAGAAATACGGAGTATTCACCAAGCGGGGGAATAGGATCGTTGTTGGTGAATCTACTGTTTATCCTAAGTCTATCCTCTCTGATCCGCAGAAGTATTTCACCCCCGAAGTGATGCAAGCACTTGATGAAGCGGCAGCTAAGGAGTTCCGCTATGGCAGTTAATCCTCTAGAGGCAAAACTTACTGACTTTATCAAACCTTGTAGTAAACTTACAGATTACATCAAAGTATA